CGTTCGGCACAGGAGGGGGAGTAATGTTCCACATATTAAATTAGATCTACGATATCAAAAACAGTTTGTAACTTAGTTCTAATCATTTTGTTACTAAAACTGTTACGTAGTCCTTGGTGTAAAGGTTTGGGAGCATAGTCTATATTTGCCCATGCCCATGCACAATGCTCGCTACTCAGCGTAGGAATAAATTCTTTTTCTATTACACAAAGGTAAGTGTGGAAGTTAAAAACTTTATCGTTACTGACAAAAGTTTCTAAAGGGATAGTTTTAATAACAGATGGAAAGTGTCCAATTTCTTCATGGACTTCGCGCTGTAGACCTTGCCATGGGTTTTCGTTTTGAAGATTAGTGCCGCCAACAAGCCCCCACGTGCCAGTGTGTTTGCCTGTAGCTTTTTGTAACAGTAAGAATCTTCGTGTTGATTTAGCGTAGAACAATGCTCCGCTACATACTATCTTATCTGTTACAGTTCGATTCTCCATTTGCCGGCTCTATACTCACCTTCAAAGCTCTTAACCCAGGAAACACCGTTCCATAGGTACTGAACTCCAGTGTATATATTAGTTTGCCAGATCATTGTGTCGGATTCTTGAGCAGCCTCAAATATCACATTCCACTGATTACCATCCCACTCTATAATGTCGTTAGCTTTAGCGTAGAAGTCGTTTCCTGCTGTAGACTTCCATGCGTCCGGACCGTCTTCGTTTGCAATATCACCGATGTCTTCAATAATTAAGAAGCGTCGGCCTAACGCAACAGGCTGGTCAGTATTTTCTTCTTTAGTTGGGCGTTTTGGATTAAATGACTGTGGATCGATGATGGCATCAAATGTACCCGGACTACTCGGCCTTGCTCCAGCAGCTGGATTATATCCCGGATCTGTTTCTAAGTTACCGGCACTATCGATGCCAGTATTAGTAACTAGAGTATCAGGGTCCCATGTAACATTAAGAATAGATTCGTCTAACGGATTAACAGCAATAGTGCCTATGATTTCTGATCCATTAGGTTGTACCAAAAAGATCTTACTAGCACCGGCAACATATTTTCCTGGATATTTTCCAAATACATCACTCCACAACAACGGAGTGCCTTGTCTAATGGGCACTTCTAATGTAAGTCCGCTTGGTACAACACCTTCAGTTGCTCCAAGTAACTGTGCCTGGCCACCATGTACTAGAATGTTGTAGTTAGAAATAGTAACAGAATCTTCAGACAAACCAGACGATAATGATGTAGTTGGCCCGGCTAAGTCGATGCCTAGTCCGTCAATGTATCCTCCGCCACTGTTATCACTACCCTCCCAGATGCTTGTAACAATTTTAGTAATAACACCAAGGTGTTTAACTTTAACAGGTGGGCTTAACCATATAGGAGTGTCTAAAGTAAGTGTAGCAATATCAATAGGAGTGTCCTGTGTACCAACAGGTACTTGCTTACTACTCCACAGCACATCAGCCATGTTAAGAACAGTTAAACTAGTCCAGTCAACGTAATTGTCAGTTGTTTGTAGTTCTAAACTCGGATTGAACAATACTAGGATTTGTTCGAGAAGTTGTAGTTTCTGTTCAGTGTTAGCAGCCCAGATATCACATTTCATGGTTAGCTTAAATGGCGTAGGCATTAACCTTTCGACAGTATAATTTCTACCTTGATTGTTGTTATAGGTGTTGGTGTCTGGATCGATATCTCTTTCTCTAAAATGTAGTTTTCCCACATAAGTAGAGTCAGATAACCGTTCTTTGTCTAGTGATAATCCGTTGACATAGACAGCAATTCTCGGAACAGAACTAACTTTGTTTTCAGAGTTTTGTCTAATGATAGATGCAACTTGTCGATCAACATCGCCGTACATCACAGGTACTCTGACTAGAGTCCCGTCGTTGTATTTGACAACAAAGTTGCTCAGCACTCTGATAGTTTGTAGCAAATACCTTCTAATCTGTCCGTCATAAAAATGTTGCATTATAAGTCTGCCTTAGGTTTAAGAGCTTTGCTAAGACTCTGCTTCTGTGCTTTTCTGTGGTTAGATAATGAAACACGCCATACACCGGTATTTGGAATAACTTGTTGTTCGTTATCGATCTCAGGTAATGTAATTCTAATCTTTCCATTGTTATTAGTGACCATGCTTGGATACTCTGTAGTTGAATAACCAAACTCTAGTACTTCTAACTTAAACACAACATACGGGGCTTGCTGGTAACTGATGTCAGTATCGATGACACTAACCCCTTGTGTAAGAGAAACAAAGTCAGTAACGATAGTATCAACATAAGTCCACTTATCGTTGTTGATAAATCCTGTCTTAAGAGTTTGTCTAGTATCGCTGTTAGACAAGTCCATACGTACATTGTCTTCAACCTTAATCCATCTAGAACCGTCAAATCTAAATAATCTACTAGGCATGAAATCTGTTCTTAAGAAGAAATCATCTTTGCCTGCGGCGTCGGGGAACTGTATGCCGTGCCCAAAGTCGTAACCATTAACTGGGAATCCGTCGCCTACTAGATATCCAGTGTAGCCAGTCCTTGGAGGTCTGCCGTTGTTTTCGCCAGCACGATAAGATGCATTGCTAGCATCTAATGTTGAAGAGTCTGCTGTGTTAAGGACAGTTTCACCTTTTTCGTTTACGTCTAGTGTATAAAATTGTCTAGTTTCGTAACCGCTTTTTGGAGCATCTGCAGCTGCTTGTGCAAGCAACTGGTCATTGATTTGTAATTCTTTTGCATGGGTGCTTAACAGATCTCGCAAGGTGTTCTCGGTATAAGGTTCCCATGAAGTTGTATCAGCTGGAACAGAAGTAGTACCAGCTGGCCCTACAGTTTGTTTTACTTGATAGAGCGCCCCGTTGTATCTCAAGACATCGCCCGGATAGTAAGTAGTGCCAGTAGCATAATCACCAATATAGTTTACACTAGTGTCTACCGGTTTTGTTAAAATGTCTGCAAATTGTTGATTGTCAGTGATCTTTCTCAGCTTCAATCTATATAGGTGTGGATACCATGTAGCACTAAATCCTTCGCTAGCACGGCCTACATCTTCAATAACATAGTAACGTGGTAAAGTTACGTCGAAGTCGCCTAGTGCAAAATCGTCACGTAAATGCGGTAGTTCTAAAACATCACCACTGATCGGTTTGCGACCAATGTACTTAATAAAATCGTTAATATGAACAGTCATAAACAATGTATCATTGTCAATGAACAAGCCAAACTGACTTAAATTAAAATCAATATTTTGTACATTGTACAAACCTCTGATTCTGTAGATTTCTTGATCGTATTTTCTATCTCTATTTTCTAAAAATAGCAAATCTTGTATATTTGTTACGCTCTGGGTAGCATAAACTGGTTCTGCTGCTGTACCAGTTTCGGGGTTTTTAGGCCCTAAGTACTTGTGCAAGTAAACGTCAGTTCCGCCAGCCTGAAACATCTCAGAAATCTGTCGATCTATGAACGTGTAATCTTGCCCACGCTCCGGCTTGTATAGAGAAAGTCTTGGCATATGATATTTATCGCCGGATAAATATACTAGGAGAACTAATAATGGCTGATACTTATCCACAAGACCCAGGGCAATCTGATAGCCTACAAGAACGTAACAAAGTATTTGAATACGTTAGATTAATGCTGGGTGACGGCATGGTTGAAGTGGAACTAGATCCAGCACACTATGAAACCGCCCTTGATCGTGCATTAGCACGTTATAGACAGCGCAGCTCTAATGCTGTTGAGGAAAGCTACAGCTTCTTAGAGCTAGTACAAGATCAAAACGAATACCGTTTACCTAACGAAATTATCGAAGTGCAATCAGTATTCCGCAGAAGCATTGGTTCACGAAGCGGGTTAGGTGGCGGCGGCACATTGTTTGAACCGTTCAACTTAGCGTACACAAATACCTACTTATTAAGTGGTACTATGATGGGCGGCCTTGCAACTTATGAAATGTTTGCAGGATATCAGAAGTTAGTAGGTCGTATGTTTGGTAGCTACATCGAATTCAAGTGGAAACCTACTAGTCATACCCTAACAATTTTACAACGTCCATTTGCCCAAGGCGAACAGATCCTAATCCGAAGCCATAACTATCGTCCCGATTTTGTTCTGCTTCAGGATATCTATGCTGCACAGTGGTTAAAAGACTACACCCTAGCAACTTGTAAGATTATGCTAGGAGAAGCTCGTAGCAAGTTTGCTAGCATTGCAGGGCCAGGCGGATCAATTACCATGAACGGTAACGATCTAAAATCCGCAGGTAAAGAAGAGCTCGAAAAGCTAGATAAAGAAATTGACAACCATACAGCTGGCGGCACTCCCCTAACATTCATAATTGGCTAACAAATATTTGATCTCCTAGATCTGTTGCTATATACTAGCGGCAAGACTAGGAGATTCTTATGATTATTGGCGTTTGCGGCTTTATTGGCAGTGGTAAAGATACTATTGCAGATTACCTAACTAACTTTCATGGCTTTCGACGAGAAAGTTTTGCCAATAGTCTAAAAGACGCTGTTGCTCAAGTTTTTGGTTGGGACCGTACTATGTTAGAAGGCCGCACTAAACAGGCCCGAGAATGGCGAGAACAAAAAGACAATTGGTGGAGTGAACGTTTAGGAATGGACATCACTCCTCGTTGGGTATTACAATACTGGGGTACTGAAGTATGTCGTAGAGCGTTCCACGATGACATTTGGATTGCCAGCCTGGAAAACAAACTAAGAAACTCTAAGGACGATATTGTTATTAGCGATTGCCGTTTTCCTAACGAAATTAAATCAATCAAAGATGCAGGCGGTATTGTAATTCGTGTGAAACGCGGCCCAGAGCCAGAATGGTACAATGACGCTGCTGACATGAACGCCGGTGATAAATGTATGAATTGGATGATGGCTAAAACCCGCATGGCTACTCTAGGAATTCATGCTAGCGAAACAGCTTGGGTTGGTACTAAGTTTGATGCTGTATTAACTAACGATGGCAGTATCGACGACTTATTTGTTAAAGTTAAAGATCTGGTGTCAAATCACCTTGCTTCCACTTCACTCCCTCTCGATGAAGAGTTCGCTGACAGTTTGCGCAAACTGTCTTAAGATTTGTAGGACGGCAGTTATTTAGATTGCCGTCTATGTGATAGACATTAAACTGTTCAGAGTACTTGCTACGGTAACCGCACTTATCACATTGTAGCTTTTTCTGATAGCCCTGTTGTGCCCATCTAGGCTTCTTAGGTGTTGCGTCGCGACTACATGTATCGCACTTAGTACGATAAAAGGTCTTGTTGCCCTTATAATAGTTTATTGCACAAGGGCGTTCACCGCATTGTTTGCATAAAGGACGCATACAACTATTTATAACCGCCCTTTTCCCTGCCCTTTTCAGGGCATATAACAGGGACAAAAAGCCAAAATCCACTAAATACATTTAGAACATGTATTCATGGAGATTATAATATGGCTCAACTCAGTTCACCAGGCGTTAGCGTAACAGTTATAGACGAAAGTTTCTATACACCTGCCGCAGCCGGAACCGTACCCCTAATCATTGTTGCTTCTGCTGAAAATAAGCAAAACGGATCCAGCACTGGCACAGCAGCTGGTACGCTAAAAGCAAATGCTGGTCAAGTTTATTTAATGACTAGTCAGAAAGATTTATCAGATACTTTTGGTACACCAATTTTTAAAACTGATGCTAATAACAACCCAATTCACGCTGGCGAACAGAATGAATACGGTCTGCAAGCAGCATACAGCTTTTTAGGTGTTAGCAACCGTGCTTATGTTGTACGTGCAGATATCGACACAAATCAGCTAAACGCATCCGCAGATGCTCCAGCAGGCACACCAGAAGATGGTACTTACTGGTTCGACACAGCTAACACAAAATATGGTATTTTTGAATGGAACTCAAACCTAGCTACTACAACAGGCGGCCAGAGTTTTTCTAACAAAGTACCTTTAGTAATTACTGAAACTAGCAAAGTTGATGCACAAACAGGTGCACCAAAGACTAGTATTGGCGCAATTGGCGATTACGCTGTTGTAGCCACAACAAACCTATACACTGTATGGTATAAGAAAGACCGTACAAATTCTGACAGCGAAGCAACCAACGCAGGTTGGGTCGAAGTTGGTTCAGAAGCTTGGACAGCAAGCTGGCCAACAGCAGCTGGTACGCTATCAAATACTAGCTGGGGTGTAAGTTCTGGTTCGTTTACTGTTACAGTTAAAAACGCCGCAGGCGATACTGTTGATACACTAACTGTATCGGCTCCTGCATCGTTAGCTTCTGTAGTTACATCTTTTGCAGCACTAAACGATAACGGTATTTCTGCAGCTGCAATCAACGGAAAGTTACAAGTTTATTCAACAGGTAATACAGTTACATTCACAGAAGGTGAAGGTAGCACATTGTTAGCAAGACTTGGTTTAGAAACAGCCAAGGTTTACAAAGCACCTGCATTAACAATTTCGTCTCACACACAAGTTCCTTCATACAAGAGAACTGACGATGTTGCTTCTGCAAACGGTCGCCCAACAGGATCTATCTGGGTTAAATCTACCAATCCTAACCTAGGTGCTAACTGGAAAGTTTTACGCTACAATGACGCAACAGGCGCATGGGAAGAAAAGACAGCTCCATTATACGCATCTAATCAAGCTGCGCTAGCAGGACTTGATGCTGCCGGCGGCGGTATGAACTTACCTTTAGGTGCATTGTACGTTCAGTACAATACAGACGAAGGTGCAAGCCCGTTAGCTAACTTTAAGATCTTTGCTCGTAGTGCCGTAGGCGCAACAACTATCAAGACAAATGCAACATACGCAATTAGCGAAAGCCTAACAGGTAGCGCAACTTTATCAACAAAGACAGTTACTTTTGATATATTAGCAGGTGCAGAAAACGCCGTAGCTAACGCAGAAGCAATTTCAAGCGCAATCAATGCTGCAGGTTTTGTTAACATTGTTGCTGATTATGATACAGCAGCTAAAGTTATTACTATCACTCATAAGCAAGGCGGCGACTTTAGAATGGTTGACGGTACAGGAACACCATTGAGCAAGCTATTTGCAATCAGCGGAGTTTCACGCACAGCTAACTTGTTTGCTGATCCTAGCGATTCTACAAACGCTAACAAGTATCTAGCAAGTCTTTGGACGAGCACAGTTGGCGGCGCAAGCTTCATTACAGCAAGTGCAGACGCACCAACAACAATTCCAGCAGATGGACAGTTGTGGTACAACAGTATTATTGACGAAGTGGACTTAATGATCCACAACGGTACAACATGGGTTGGTTATTCTAACTACTTACAAAATCAAGTAGGTGGTGGTACAACTGATGCATCAGGTCCAACTGTAAGTGCAACAGCACCGACAACACAGAAAAATGGTAGCCCATTAGCCAACGGCGATATCTGGATTAGCACAGCTGATTTAGAGAACTTCCCAATGATCTACAAGTACAATTACTTGACTAAGAAATGGGTACTAGTTGACAACAGCGACCAAACAACAGAAGACGGTATCTTATTCCGTGATGCACGTTGGACAACAGGTCCTGGCACAGGAACAGAAGTAGCAACTCCAGCAAGTATTGTTGATTTGCTAACCAGCAACTTCCTAGACTTTGACGCACCAGATCCTGCACTATATCCAAAGGGTATGTTGCTATGGAACCTACGTCGTTCAGGATTTAACGTTAAGCGTTTTGTAAGAGATTACGTTAACAACTTAGACGACAACGAGCGTCAAGCAGGCGAGTCTATGACCGACTACTACCCACACCGCTGGGTAAGCGAAGCTGCTAACCAAGAAAATGGTGCAGGTACATTTGGTCGTAAGGCACAACGTAAAGTTGTTATTCAAGCGTTACAAGCACTTGTTAATAGCAACCAACAAATCCGTGACGAAGAAAGCCGTGTATTCAACTTAATTGCTTGCCCAGGATATCCTGAGCTAGTAGGTGAGATGCTAAGTCTAAACTACGATCGTGGTTTAACAGCATTTGTAGTTTGCGACACACCTGCACGTTTAACACCAGATGCTACAAGTTTAAGCAACTGGGGTAACAACGTTGCTGGCGCATTTGAAGACGGTGACTCTGGTCTAGTATCAAGCGATGAATATATTGGATTCTTCTACCCATGGGGTTACACAAGCGATAACTTAGGTAACAACGTAGTTGTTCCTCCAAGCCACATGATGTTACGCACAATCGCTCTAAGCGACAACGTAAGCTATCCATGGTTTGCGCCAGCTGGTACACGTCGTGGTGGTATTACTAACGCAACAGCGGTTGGTTACGTTGATGCCGAAGGCGAGTTCCGCTCAGTAGCATTAAACAACGGTCAACGTGATACACTTGCAAGTGTTAAGGTTAACCCAATAACATTCATTACAGGTACTGGATTGGTTAACTACGGACAGTACACAAGAGCTAGAAATGCTAGCTCGTTAGACCGTATTAACGTAGCTCGTCTAGTGATTTATCTACGTAGACAGTTCTCGTTGTTAGCTAAGCCATATGTGTTCGAACCTAACGACAAGATTACACGTGATGAAATCAAAGGTGCAGCAGAAAGTCTATTGCTTGAATTAGTAGGCCAACGTGCGCTATACGACTACCTAGTTGTGTGTGACGAATCAAACAACACCCCGGCTAGAATTGATCGTAACGAACTATACCTAGACGTTGCTATTGAACCAGTTAAGGCAGTGGAATTTATTTACATTCCATTACGCTTGAAGAATACTGGTGAGATCAAAGGCCTAGCTTAATATAAACGGAGCATAAGAATATGTCAATTGCATCATTATCCAGATTTACCGTACCGCTAGCATCGGGTCAAAGCGCTGCTTCGCAAGGTATGCTTATGCCAAAACTCAAATATCGCTTTAGAGTGATGTTTGAAAACTTTGGTGTATCAGCAGGAACTACTGAACTTACAAAACAAGTTGCAGAAGCTGCTAGACCAAACGTTCAAATGAACGGTCAGAAGATTGAAGTTTACAACTCAACAATTAACTACGCAGGTAAGCCTGTGTGGCAAACATTTACAGTTAAGTTACGTGACGACGTAACAGGTGCTGTAAGTAAGTTAGTTGGTGAACAAATGCAGAAACAGTTCGACTTCTTCGAACAAAGCTCTGCAGCATCTGGCGCTGACTACAAGTTCACAATGCGTATTGAAATGTTAGACGGCGGTAACGGCGCTAACACACCAAACGTACTAGAAACTTGGGAGTGCTATGGTTGCTTTATTACTCAAGCAAACTATCAAGCACTAGCCTACAACGGCCAAGACGCTATGACTATCGACTTAACAATTCAGCCTGATAACTGTGTTCAAGTTGGTCCAAGCGCAGGCTTAGGTACACCAGGTTCTCCACGTACAATCAATACAAACGCTACTGGCGGCGGCGGAGCACTATAATAAAAAGCCCTGGAAACAGGGCTTTTTTATGGCAATCCATTATCTACGTAGTTTATTCTTTGAATAAATATTATTATGGCACTAACACCTAACGGATATTTAAGATCCACATCAGAAGTACAACTACGCGACTATCAACATGCCGCACGATTATTCACGGACGACAAATTTAGGTTATTGCCTAAGTCGAAGTTTTTATTCCATGTTGCATTTAACATTAATCAAGCTGCACTAAAAAAGATTGATCTAGTACAGCGACATAGAAACGAAATAAACATGATGGTAAAGAGTGCAGACTTGCCTAACTTTACTATCAACGTAGAAACACTAAACCAGTACAACAGAAAGAAGAATGTTGTTACAGGACACAAGTATAATCCTATTACTATCAGATTCAACGACGATAACATGGGGTTAATTAACCAGCTATGGCAGAACTATTATAGTTACTACTTTGCTGATCCTACTAGTGCTCAACAAGCTGGCGCATATAACAGAACAGCTACCCGTCATTCTAACTATATTACTAACAACTATGGTTTTGATAATGGTAGTACTTTACCATTTTTTAACTACATCACCATATATCAGATGGCAAGACATGAGTTTGTTAGTTACAAATTACATAACCCAGTTATTTCTAGCTGGAACCACAATAATGTAGATTACAGTCAAGCTGGCGCACATGACAACACGGTGCAACTTCAATATGAAGCTGTATCTTACGGAGTAGGCGATGTTGTGCCAGGAGACCCAGAAGGGTTCGCATTAGAACATTACGACCAAACACCTAGCCCGTTACAAGGGTTACCAGGCGAAACAAGTAGTCCTTCGTTCTCAAAGAATCAAGCGGTTAGTGTCAATGCCGCAGAATACTTAAACAACGTAACTACCACAGTTAACACATACCAAAATACACAGCAACTAAGTAATCCTGGGACACCCGGTGTTTTATCTAGTATTATTAGTTCAGCATCACAAGGTGTTAGCGGAATCCAAGGGTTTGCGTTCCCGCAAGCAGGTACAGTTCCTCCAAATACTGTATTTGCATCCCCTGTTAAATTAGGTTAATAACTATGTCAATTATAAACAACTTACCATCATCAACAGGTTCTGACAGCGGTGTCGAGGTTAAACAGTTCTTTGATAAGTTTTTTCTACATCAAGTTAGTTTCCCATCAAATCAAATTGATGCCGTAGTTGGTTTCTTTTTAAAAAGAGAATTTGACGCAGATAGTGCAAGGAGCACAGCGATCGTCTTGTTAAACCAAGCTAGAATAGATAATGTTAATGTGTTCCAGCTACTAGACACACTAAAGGCATTAACAGACGTACAGTTAAGCCAAGTAGTTGCTCAAGTATTAAATGCCTACAGAGAAAAAGTAAGTTTACTTGGCTATAGAATTGCGCCTTTAGAAGATACGTACGAAAGTAGAAATATCTTAGTATAATATGGCTACTAAATTTGCCCGAGGTAAGTTTGTAATGAAACAGCCACAGAAGTATGTGGGCACAAAAGTGCCAACATACCGTAGTAGCTGGGAATGGCAATTTATGAAGTTTTGTGATACTAATGAAAGTGTGCAAAAATGGGCAAGTGAAGCTATACAAATTCCATATAGGGATCCTCTAACTGGTCGCAACACAATTTATGTCCCCGACTTTTTTATACAATATGTAGACAAGTTTGGAAAGATGCATGTAGAGTTGATTGAAATAAAACCAGCAAGCCAAACTATATTAGAGCGTGTTGGTAAGAGTAAATACAATCAGGCACAATTTATTAAGAACCAAGCTAAGTGGGCGGCTGCTCAAATTTGGTGTAAACAGCAAGGTATCAAATTTAGAATTGTTAACGAAAATGATATCTTCCATAACGGACAAGCATAAGTAAAAGTATGACTAAAAAACTTGAAGAAATCTTAAACTTGCCAGAAAGTAAGAAGATTGTTAAACAAGAAGAAAAGAAGGCTAAAAAAGAAGAAGTAGCCCAGCCCTTTCTCCGCGATATGTCAGAG